GCCTGTATTATTAGTGTGTAACCTTAATTGAGTTGCAAAGTTATCAGAACCAGGAAGTATAGATACATAAGATAAATTTCCACTTGTTCCCCCAGTTCCATCTACTTTAAATTGAGCAATTTCCACTGCCGCTGTAGCTGCTTTGTTTACAATTAAAGTATCTGAAACATCTAAAGTTCCAGTTACTTCAACACCTGTAGATGTTGTGGTTAATCTTTCAGAACCTTGATAATATAAAAATGTTCCTGTGTCTCCTGCCTTTATCCAAGTTTGACTGACACTCCTTTTACCTATTAAAAAGTTTTCTGAGCGCAAATAAAGATTTGCAAGTCCTTCTATTCTTAAAGTTCCCCCTCCTGTATCATTAAAAATTCTATTTTTATTTGTAAAATCTCCTCCAAAAGACAAAACGCCTATATCTGTAGGTACTCCACTCCCAGTTGAAGTTGTTGGTAGTTGTACACTTTTTTGAACTATAATATTTGTCGCTCCTGTAGTGTTTCCTATAGCTAAAACTTCACTTAATTCGTCAGTTAAAGCCGCCTTAGTATCAACATAATCTTTTACTGCTGCCGAAGTTGGCAAAGTTGTATCATTGTCATTGCTCGCTATGCCATCCGCTTGACTTACAAATTTATTTATAGTAACCGCTACTCCTATTCCTGTCAAACTATCAAATGAGATGTTTCCGTCTATCGTAGCATCACTATCAATTGTAAGTGTTCCAGTTGCTTTAATATTTCCTGAAACATGAAGAACTTCTGTAGGAGTTATGCCTATTCCTATTTGTGTTGTTGAAATATATAAGGGTGTGACGTTTCCTAGTCCGTCTGTTATTTGTTTCGCTGCTGCTCCTATTGGATCATTGTCAACAGTTTTAAGGATTGCGTCATATGTAGCGGATATTAGTTGTCCTGTAAATGTTGCCAATGTGTTTTATTTTTTATTGATTCTACTTTATTTTCTAAATATTTTTTAAGCAAGATTTCATTTTTCTCTTGCTCATTTGTTTTATCTAACTTAACTGCCATCCACCAAAATTTGCTTGATCGTCTGGATATATGTCTGGAAAACTATTCGCATAGTATTCAGGAAAATGTGCTGATGCTTGATCTTGTAAATAATCAATTAATCTGTTGCTAAAATATTGAGCTGTTGTTCTTTCTTTCTCTATTAAAAAATCAACTTCATTCTTGTCTGCATTCACTGAATTTTCAGCAGTTCTTTTAAATATTCCATTGTTAGAAATTGAATAGGCACTAAATGGTAAAAATTCCACCATTGCCCAATGAGATAAAGGCTGTTTAATATAATCTTGAACTAGTGTTAGATAATGACCTGTCAAATTGTTGTTTGTAATCTTAGTTTCTAATTGTTGATATAATTCCGTTCCTAAGAATCTCTGTATTTGAATTTCTTGAGCTATGAAAATATACTGGATAAACTTATCAGTATCAATATTTCCATTAGCTGATGTGAACCTCACCAGATCGTCTCTATTTATAAATAATACTTGTGCCATAGTTTAAATTTTAGTTTGGGTATGCTCCTTGATTTGGCATATTTTCTGGTGCTGTTGCAGCTTGTTTAGAGCCTCTAGGATTTCTATTATAAGTCTTAGGGATGCTCTTAGTCTTTTTATAATTAGCTAAATTTTTAGAAGGCTCAGTGTTACTTTCTAGTCTATATAAAACTTTTCTCCATTTGTGTCTACAATAGATTCCGCCTTTAAATTTGAATAAACTAAATGGCTGACCATTATGTCCTAATTCTCTGTTGACTCCTTCTCTACTAGCTCTGTCAATATCTTCTATTCTCCATACAATCCCAGCTTTTGCCATGTTCATCATATTGCGACAAAAATCTCTTTGGGTTTTACTTGGCTTTCTAGAGCCTACAGCGTAAGTGTATCTAATTTTATATAAACCATTTTTAGAATCTAAATCACTATAAGCACTGCCTTTATTTTTTGAAGAAATTTCATCTGCTAATCCTAGAAGACCTTTAATTTTAGAAAGTGTACTTTTTTTCTCAGTAATTAAATAATTTGCCCAGTCCTCATTTTCTATCTCTTGATCTTGATCTATTTCATCAACATAAACATACTTATCACTTAATTTGTGTCCTGTCTCATATAATGAACCTAAAATGTTTTCTGTTTCATCTTCAGACAATTGATCTTCAGATAAATTTATAGATGCAGGATAATCTTCATGAGATTCACATGGCATATACCATATCTTGCCATCTTCTTCTTCATGCTCATGATGTCCTTTGCATCCTATTTTTTCAGCTTGCTCTTCAGCTTCTTCTGGAGTTTCATAAGCTAAATTTCCATCTATTCTTTTTAAATCTACTTCTACTTTTTGCTCATCAATATCTTCTTGCTTTATTCCTGTCTCTTCTTCAACTTGATCGTCTGTAAGATCAGTGTCCTCATCCATGAAATCTAAAGGCTTAAGAGTTTTAAAGTAAAGATTAAGTGCAATGTCATTAGTTGCTAAAAGATCGTCTAAAGCGTCTATAACGATGTCTTGAGCAGGCTTAATTACAATATTTAGAAATAAGTCAGTTGCTACTTGAATTTCGTCTGCATTATTACCTAAACCACCACCAGATTCTCTTATTCCTAAAAGAAGAGGAGAAGTAATTCGGTGTCCTACCATTAATTTCTTAACACACTCCTCTGCTAGATAAGCATAGTGTTCAGGTGCATTATTTAAAGAAATATCGTCTACAGTAGTTGCAGCTTCTTGATTAGAATTAAAGGCTACAATCACTTTGTCTCCTACTGCTCCTGTTAATTTGTTTAAAATATCGTTTTTAATCTGTAATTGCTTCTCTTTGTCAGGTACTCCATTATTAAAATTGACAACTTTTGTACCTGAAAAACCATTCTGTGTCTCATTAATTAAATAAGCACTGATTTCTTCTTCTAAAAGAGCGTATGGCATTGATGCTGAGTAGCTCGGAAGGCTGTAATAGTGGAATCCTACGACATATTTCTTAACAATAAACAGTTCATTTTGCTCTTTTGAAGTGCCAAATACAGGGATTCTCTTTAAATCATCAGTTTTCTTGTAATCTATCCAGTCAGGGTGGTAGTAATATGCCTCTATTTCGCCCTTATCATTGCATTTCTCTGCTCTTAATGTCTGTCTGGGGAAGTACGTTAGCTTCTCAATCTTTCTTTCTCTATTGTATGTTATTTGAAACGCTCCTTCACCTAGTATCACAAAGTCTTGAACCACCCTAAACAAGTCTTTTTTCTTAAGTATAGACATCATTTGTGCGTATTGGTCAGGCTTCTCACTAGAATCAGTGGCATCGATTCCATGACCAAACACAAAATTAGTAACTCCATTTAAAATAGAGTGATTTGTTGTAGAGCCTACATAACGATCTATAACATACTGATAATAGTCATTATTCTCTCCTATAGAAACGAAATCTTGATTTCTTTCTTCATAAACTCTAGGAGCTTCATAAGAGTTTAAATTTAAAATGTGAATATCACTTTTATTCTTCATAGAAAATAAATTCATTTGTTGAGGTAGTAGTTGTGTACTCTCCTGAGTTTACACTATAGGTGTTTACTGGAAATTGATTAGTGCAAAAAATTCTCCCTCGAAATACTTCTTCCGTAGGACTGGTTATTCTTAATGTATAAAAATTATCTTCTTCTAAGTCTGTAATAAAATCACTGAATTGATACCAGTATCTATCTAATGTAAATTGATCAGTAAAAGTTTGATTATAAACATTTTTATTTTCAGAGTCACTAGTTATGTTTACAGCATAAGTCGTAGTAGTAGTATATTCTCTAGGAATTACTTTTATAGTTTGTTGGGTGTTTACATCTCTTAATATTATCATATCTAATTTTTAAAATAAAAGGGGGAACTCGTTAAAGTACCCCCTTCTAACCTAAACAAAACTTAATGAAAAGAAACCTATCGTTTTAGCTATTAGTACCTACTACTATTGTTTCTGTTGCACTAGCTAGTCCTATAAAAGGATTTGCAAGTGTTGCTCCGTCAATGAAATTCGCAGGAAGTGCTTCTTGCGCTGTCATCGTTAAAGTATATCCACTTAGATCACCCATTGCAGTTCCAGTTGAAATTGTTCCTCCTGCCGCATCTGCGCCATGAACTAACCCCATTAGAAAAGCGTTATTGTTGTTATCAACAACTGCAACTTGAGGTCTTCCGTAAGCCAATAGCTTTATTTGTACATTGTCTTCTTTACTTAATTTGGTAAGATTTAGAGTAAGAACTTGCTCGAAAAACGTAGTTCCTGTTTCTCTAGATGAATTAATTGTCTGCTCTAAACTAGAACCTCCTTTAACATCGTACTCATATGCTGAGAATGTACCATCCGCATCTGTGATCTCATCTGCTGTTAATGTTACACTTCCTAGTCCACCAAAGTCAACAAAGAAAACCTTTTGTATTCCGCCTACCACATCTTTACATGGTACTGCTCTACCTGCGCTTAAATTACAAGCCATAATTTTTTATTTTTTAAAGGTTAAACTTTATTAATTCTACTGATATAAAATAATATCTTGTCTGATTCCGTACTGGATTCCAGCTTTCCATCTTTGGATAAATCTCACATTTTGTGATCCATCAATGTCAGCCATGTCAATTAATCTAATTTCATTGAAGTCAGATTTTAAACCACATCCAAAAAATAAATTAGAAACTTCAGCAGCTACCATAGAATTTGCTGGCATTCCCGGTGAATAAAATATCTTTACACCATCTACTGTTAATGGAACTCCATTAAACCATAGTGTTCCTTTATTTTCTATACCTGATCCTGCACCTACAACTCCTAATGCTTGCACATAGAATCTGTATATTGCTGAACCTACATAGATATGAAGGTCTTCTTTATCATAAATTGCCGCAGGAATTGCCGCAGTAACTTTTTGTAATTCTGCAATGACATTAGCAGCAGTCACAGGTGTAGCAGCCACATCAACACCACCATCTGCAAGTAGTAACGGACAGAATCCATCAAACTCTCCTGCATTTCCATTAACACCACCCCAGATCACTTGCTCATATTTGTCAGCTATTTTTTCAGCAAAAGCAGCAATAACGAAATCAGAAAATGAAGCAGGTAAATCATAATTTAACGGAGAATAACCCATCTCAGCAGCTTGCCATGTCATAGAAAATTCAGACTTACAAAATTCTGCATTAATTTGATACTCTTCTAAAGTAATAACTTGTTCTGTAAGAGTTACTGTACCAGTATCTGTGAAATCACAAGTAGCGTTTTTAATGAAGTTAGAGTCAAATGCTCCTTTTTGAATAACATACTTATAGTCTATTTGTGGTAAAACTGTTAATCCTCCATTATCTAGAGTATTTCCAGTCAATAAACTGGCTCGGACATACTTAGATGCCCACTGTCCTGCATAGCTTGTAGTTAAATTAACTGTAGTAGCTAGTTCTACTTTTTGATTGCTCATTTTTTAAAATTTAATTATTATTTATTATTTGTAATACTTTATCT